CTCACACCATTGGGCCTCGCAGTCCGCGCAGCACTCGCACAGGAGACGCAGCCCTAGCGCGGACAGTCGTTGTCGCAGACGCAAGCCCACTTGCTGTTGTGCGTCTCTATCTCTTTCACCGTCTCTGCGGTGTCCGTCTTGCTATCGTAGCTGATCGGCTTGGCGATGCGGCAGTAATCACCGACGAGCGCGGTCGAACCTGTCACGCAGCCGGTCAAGACGAGCGGGATCATCAACGTCCATAGCGGCTTCAGCCTTGGCAACGTTAGCATCGAGTGCCTCCTGTGCATCCTTACGGCCCTCTTGCTTTGCGCGGGATCGAACCCACTCGCTCACCAACAGCGAGAGCAGAGACAAGAGAGCCGTAAAGATTCTCATTTCTTAGAGGCTACCGACCAGATAGCCACCGTGATCGTAGCCACGGCACCAGCAACGCCCTCGACAAGTGACGCATCGAGGTAGCCCTTGCCCGCCAGAAACCCTGCAACCGCCGCAACAACCGTGCGCACGATGCCAAACACCTGGTCCTTATTCATCTCAGTCTCCTTACGCTTCGCCGTTGGTATCGATCACCGCAGACCTCGCCCATGGTGCAGGTGGAGCCACCGGCACACCCTTTGGCCATCTTAATGCAATCAGCCTGTCTCGTGCAAACCGGCGCACGTTCACTGCATCCCCCTGATTGCCGCCCAAAATGTTCAACGAGCCGTCAGCGTTCACGCTATCGACAAAGCCCACATGCCCACCGCCAGCGCGAGAGAACACAGCAATGGTGCCCAATGGTGGACGCGTTGCAGTCGTGCCAATGAAGTTGCCCCACGTTGCCCAGGCCTTTGCACGGATGGCGATAGACGGTGGCTTCAAGCCAGCTTGCGTAACGCAATGCGCCGCAAACAGGCCGCACCAGGGAGTCGAATCCCCAACATACCTAATGCCAAGCACAAGCGCGCCAAGACGGTTGCCCCATGACATGATGACTGGGTTGCTAGCAGCACCAGGTACTTCGGTTGTCCCGATCAGGCGATACGCCTCAGTCATCCAGCGTGTCATAGTTTGCTCCGTTTCCACTTGAGGTATTCCACACCCTCAAATGGATCAAGGAAACACTGCACTGCGTTAGGCTTGTCTGCATCAGGATCGACCACGACCAGGCCAGACGCACCAAACTGGTGATCGCCAAAGCCATGCAGCTCCGCGTAATCATCCATGAACTTGTAGCCACGTACCCGCATCAGCCAGTAGCAAAACTGCCGGTGTGGATTCTCGCCCTGCCTCAGACCAGTATCGTGATGGTGGCCAGCAACATACAGGTGCGCCCAATCCTGCATCTGCGCGGTTCGCTCGAGGCCATGCATGTTGTTCCAGATCGAGGTGCCTTTAAAGTTGTGCGCTGCCCACACTCGGAAGTCGAAGCCGTTCGGAGAGCGCAGCGTAAACTTGGCTTGCCAGTCATCCATCTGCACATGATGCGGCTTGATAGCATTGAACCAGCTAGTGCTTACCGGTCCATCCCACATGTCATGGTTGCCATGCAGCCAGATGAACCACGGCACACCGCTATCATGCAGCAACCACTTGGCCATCTTGCGCGCAGTGCTGGCTGACGTGTCTTGATTGGCCCACAGTTTGGCCAGCCTGCCTACCCAGTTGTTAGTCGTGTCGCCAATGTTGATAGCGTAAAGCCCTTCGGTATCGCGGGCTAGCTCACAGTGCTTTTGCAGCAGTGGCCAGTGACAGCCGTTGTCGTCAACGTGCGGATCACCAAAGAACATGAGGGCATAGGGGCCAGCAATCGGCACATTAAACTGCCGCCACTGCTTTGCCTTCTTGTGCTCGAGCGCCTTCTCAAAGCGCCGCGATTGTAGTGCAATCACTTCCTCAATCGGCACGTCATCGTCAGGCAAATCAGATGCAGTGGGCAAGGATGCTATAGCTACCTGGGCAACGCGCGCCTGGTGCCGCTTTGCAGCAGAGATAATGGCTGATCTGCCGCCATGTGTGCCCTCTCGGGCTAATGCTCGTGCGCTGCCTGCTTGCTGCATTGCTGTAAAAATCTCAGCGTCACGCGCTGGATCAATGTCATATGCGTTTGTTGCCATCAGTCAGACTTGCGGCCAAGCCATCGCTGAATCGTGTCCATCTCGTAGACGCGCAGCACAAGCCAGATTGCCGAGAGTATTTGCAGGATCACGGGGAACAGCTCTACGCTCACCCATGAAACAATCCCCACCCCAGCGGCAGCAGTATCCATCAGGGTTTTGGCCAAAGTGGTGAACTCTTGATCGCTACTCATGGAGGCGTCCCAGTAAAGCTGGCGGAAATTGCAACAGTGACCGTAATCGTGCGCCCATTGGACGTGTCAGTAATCAAGCAAGAACCGGTAGCAGAGCCGGTGTCTACGCCAGCAACCCCAGTGCAGTTAAACACAGTACTTGCACTAGAAGGGCTGTTAGCGCTGCAACCCGACATTCCGCTTCTACCAGAAACCGACCACGAGTAGGTGTACGGCCCAGTACCGCCCGAGACAATGCTTGCCGTAGTTGATCCTGTTGACATGTCCTGAGACACGGAGCTTGTCGCGCTCACCGTGCTTGGCAATGCCTGTCCCACAAGCGGCACGATGTTGCGAGCGCCCAGCATGACGCACATAACGCCCGTCATGTAACGCTGCCCGTGATAACCCACTCGGTCGTGCCAACTTTAAGTAACGTAGCTAGTCCGCGCAGAGCAAGAGTGCGCGCCCCAGTGTTTGAGGTTCCGGCCAATCGCAGCGTGTCAGTGACAGAAGCTACAAATTGAATAGTTTGCGAGGTGTCGCTGCTATTATAAATTGCAATGGTTGTGCCTACTGGAAACGCCACAGGCCCAGAGCCGGTAGTGTTGCCAGGAATACGAATGCCGCCGGCTGAAATGCTAACATGCTTGCCAGAATCGGCCAAGACTAGCGTGTAAGCTGCACCCTGTGAGTTCTGCGGAGTGCCACGAAAGCCAAGAGTGGTGGAGTCAATCGATCCAGTCTGATTAATTGCGCATGCCTGAACCAAGGACGTAATGTCAGCGTTAGCCCCACTTGCAGCCGCGCTGAGATTAGTGCGCGCATCCCCAGCCGTAGTTGCACCAGTGCCGCCATTGGCAACAGCAAGTGCGGTCCCGCTCCAGTTGCCGTTGTTAACAGTGTTTGCAACTGCCAAGTTGCCCAGCCCAAGGGTGGTGCGCTGTGCAGTTGCGCTTGCGTCATCAAGCAACGCCTTGCCAGCAGCCGTGATGTCTACGCCTAGCTTAGCAGTGCTCACCGAGCCGTCAGGCAACACACCCTGCGGCAGCGATTGGAAGTAGCGCACCAAAATCTTGGCAGCTAAAGCCGGTGCGGTCGTGAACGTGATTGTAAGCGGGGCACCGCTTGTCCAGGTAAAGTCAGTACCAGGAATCAGAGCAAGGCCGTTGACCGTGACATACAGGTTGTTAAGCGCGGCGGGGTTCTGCGTCAGCGTGAATGCTGTCAGCGATCCATTGCCGGTAAAGATATCCGAGATGGAGTCGCCAAAGGCCACGGCAGTTGCAAGCTGTTGTGCTGCAATGATGGTGGGCTGGCCGTCGTTGTCCCAGTAAAACACGCCGTTGCGGCGCTGCGAAAGAACCGGAACTGGGTTAAGCACGTTAGGCTGGTCAGCGTCCGTCAGCGTAATGACGCGCCCACTTACGGCAGTATTCAACTCCTGCGTCATGGCAGTAAGCTGGTCAAGCTGCAGGTTCAGAGCGTCAATGTTGAACGGACCAGACAGCGGGAAGTCAGTCACGCGCTTAACCGGAATCTCACGCACGATGGTGATGACATCGTTCAGGGTCACGCCGCTTGTGAACGTAACCGTGCCACCACCAGTCACACCCGCACCTGTTACAGTGTACTGGGTCGTAATCGTCTGCAGTGTGCTGTTGCGATAGACCTTGAGATCGCTATTCCCGAAGAACTCGAACGGCACGACAAAGGCAGTCTGCCCACTGGTAGCAGTGTATTGAACTCGGGCAGTGTTGTCGTTGATCAGGATGGCCATCTAAATCTCCTATTGCGTCATCACGGCAAAGAGCCCGCTGCTCAATGGACTAGCTTTCCATGTCGGAAACCACGAACACACGAGAGCCGCGCATCTTGCTTACGTTAGGGGCAATGTGACGCTCGAACACTTCACGGCTGGCAGTGATGCAGCCAAAGGTAATGCGGCGATCCTCTGCCCCCTTTGCTGATTGCAATTCGGCAAGCCGTGCCGAGCCCTTCGGATACGTATGAATTGCCACGTTTCCAACGAGGTTGCCCGTCTTGGGATCAGCCAAGAACAGTGCGGTTCTTGCAGTTGTGTCACCCTCAGGCGCGGCAGTGTTTGTGCCAGGGCGAATAATGAACTCGCCTGATGGGGTAACTCGCTGCTCTTGTGCAAAGCCTGCACTATAGGGTGACGACTTGGAGGTAGTAGATCGAGCAGCGGTCGCACGAGTATCAAGGGTGTCGCTAATAGCCGCACCCATTAGAGACTCGAATGAAGCAGCCGACGTGCCATCTGAGTTGAAGATGTGCGTCATGCCAGAAGGCTTATCAACAATGATGAATGGCGCGCTCGAGTCCTTGCCAGTCTTTGCGTAGGCTTCATATGCAGCCAGTGCCTTGCCCGACATCTTGCCGCGCACGTCCTCTGGCAATTTATCTTGCGCGCTGACCATTGCGTCGTCAGCAAACGGTGCTGTCACAAGCTTACGCATTGTGGCTGCCGTCTCGCCCACCAGATCGGTAAGGTTAAATGCAGGCACGGCCTTCGTTAGCTGCTCCGCCTTCTCTGCTACGTCACCAGAAAACTTTGACGCTGCGTTTTTGGCGGAGGAAAAAAGATAGGAAAAGATCGACGGAGATTCCTGTGGAGTAATAGTTGGCGCTTGAGTTGCTGGCATAGAGACAGGACTCACAGCCTCCACAGCGGGTTCGTCTCCATCAATATCAGGCTCAGGCTCCACAAACTCTTCGATCAAGCCAGCATCAACCATCATCTTGTTGAAGTCCTTCATGAAGAAATCAAACTCCATCAGGCTGGCAAGGGGGATTGCGCGGCGGATCATACCGGCGCGCTGATACTCATTAATGTTGGGATTGGTATTCGTGAACGCCTCGAGCACACCCGTAATAACACCAGCAAATGGGCCGCCAATTGCACCAACTTTTTGGCTAATCAAATCCTCTCCATAGGGCTCAATGCCAGCAGCGCTTCTCATGCCATATCCGGTTAGCATTTCTGTTTTTTTAAGAACGTCGCCCATCCAGCCCATGATGCCAGAACTTTCAAAGGCGCTCACAAAGCGCTCTTTCCAGTCCATGCGTTCCCAGCGGTCGCCAGCCCGCAACCAAGTGCTGATGTAGCCACCCATAAGCATAGCGGCCAACGATATGGTTACGCTCCGATCACGCCCAGTTGCCGCAGCATGGTTAAACTTAGCCGAGCTTGATACGGAGAAGGAAAGCAAACTAAACGGCAGCGAAAGGAACGGCATTTCCTGGCGCTCCCCATCAAAACGCACCACACCATCCATAATTGGATGACGCTGGTTTGGTCCTGGCGTAACAACCGCCGATCTAATCTGTCCTTGCGATGCAGCACGGAAAACATCTGCCGCCTCAGAGCCTAGCTTTCCTGACCAGGCATCAATGTTAGGCAGAATCAAACCGCTGTCTGTCGTTTTTTCCCAAGGCATTTCTGCAATCACTCGAGCCATACGAGGATTAATGCCAAAGCTGCTTAGTCTTGCAGCCGTTTGCATTTCCGCCTTGGTCAAAGTTTCTGCCGTGCGCCCTTCGTTGAACGCCTTTGCAATCGAAAGGCTATCCTCGATCAAGCGATGATTGCCGATCATGCCAACAGTTTGTTTCCAAACAACAGTGAACGGGTTCATCAAGTTGGCACGGAAAAGCCAAGGCTGAGATGCAGCAAGGCCGCGCTCAAATGCCGTTTGCTTTGTCACCATAAGCGCAGAATCGTTCTCGATCATGCGAGACATCGAGGATGACATTGCAAGCTCAAGAGCTTCGCCAAATTGTTGAGCATTTGCACCGCGAACAAGCGACTTAAACTGTCCGTCCCATGCAGTGCTAAGTGCAGCAAAAACAGGACGATAGCCAATCTGAGCTAACGCTTTGGTAACATCGGTTGTCTGTGAATACAGGCCGCTGCCCATCAATTGAAGGCGCTCAAGGTTTTTAATCGCACGAACAGTGCGATTACTCCAACTCATTGCGTCTTTGCCGTGAAACCTATTCAGCGTTTTGTCGCGTGAATCCTCGACAAGTTGAATAGCCTTTTCAATCTGGTCAGTCTTGTAGCCCTCGGAGATTAGGGTGGTCCTAAGCTCATCAAGTTGCTCTTCCAGATCAAGGGAACCATAGCGACCTTGCATCTCGATTGCTGGGCCCATGCGACGAGCATAGATGCCCATAACCGCATCTGAATCCCACACGATGAAGTCAGCTAGTTCTTCATTGGTCAGGTCAAGTTGGCGTCCCCGTGTGTTTTTGGGACTGCCAATGCCATCGCTAGGCAAGAACTCTTCGCCGCCATTGCCAATGATTCGATTAGCCACGTCTCTTGCTCGGCCAAAAGCTGCTTCGTCGCCGCCGAACGATTCAGCAATGCGCTTTACGAAGGCGTCAAAGTTGTCCGTGATCTTCTGAATGTCGAAGAAACGAGGGAAATAATACTTCTCACGGGCTGGCTTAACCGGAGTCGCATTGAGAGTCTGCTCCAGATCGACAAGCTCGAGCAATCTATCAATGTGCTTCTGGTTCTGCGCCTTTAAGAAAGGCACCATGCGTTCAGCATACCCCTTAGCCCTCGTTGACAAGGCAGGCGGTGCGCGCGGTGTTCCGTCAGGCATAAGGCCGGGATCGTAGGGAGGCTTGCCAGCAAGACGCTCTTTCTCGGCAAGTTCGGCAACCTTGCCCATCTCCTTGCCAAATATTTCAGCCTTCTCGCTCGTAGTCAGACGGCGACCGAGCTCTGCTTCTCGGGCCTTAGCGTCATTGAGCTTGCCTTCCAGTTCAATCAGATACTCAAGGTTCCGATCAAGCGCGGCATTACGCCATGCAGTTTCTCGCTTAAGAGATTTCTGACCATCGAACAGTTCGGCTGCACGAGAACCTTCCTCAAAGTCAGCAAGGCTTTTGCGAATTTGATCACCAGCCTTGCGCACAAAAGACATTTCCTTTGGCGTCAGGCTTATGCCGTTCATCGTAAAATCTTCGTCGGTATTTGCAGCCCGACCAGTGAACTCACGAAACTGAGGAAAGGTCATTTTGTTTCCGCGAATAGCCCGCCCAATCAAGGGGATCTCGGAAACAAGTGTTTGAGTTGATGCCGAAAGTTGAGGACGCGGTTTGGGCGTTTCACCGCGAAGATAGTTTATGTAAGCCTGTTCGTTTGCATCTTTCACAAAGGCAACGTGACGCTGCCACATAAGCGATTTCATAAACACAGAACCACCTGGAGTGGTTGCGCGAAGCACTTGGTTGGCTAGTGTCATGCTCTGATAGTCGCCGCCGATCCCCTCAAAGAGCTCGTATGCAGCGCGATGCTTTTGACCCAGCAAAGATACTAGTTGGCCCGTTGGAATAACGGCCAGCCAGCTTCTAGCAAGCTTACCACCAGCTGCAGCCAATGGAGCGCGCTCACTCTTAACTTCCTCAAGAGCGATCTGGCTGATTCGATTTTCAAATGCAGCATCAGTTTCAGTTGCCAGTTTTGCAGTGATGTTGCGATTGGCTTCCTTCAACATAAGGAAGTCCAGCCACTCTGCGGGGGTGCGGAAAGCATCATCAGGCAACGGAGCTACACCCTCCATCGAGGGACGGGTCCACGGTTTAGCAGGGAACTCTGCGATAGCAGCAGAGCTATCGATCACAATGGAGTCGTCATCAATAGTTGAGCGCAGAGGCGTAGGCGTAAGCAATTCAGTAATCTGATTGCCAGCATGCATATTGCTATAAGCTTCAAAGCCGGGAACATCATCTGCTAATTGCCACAACTCCAATGGGGCACGTCCTACAGCAGGCTCTGAATAAATAGAAATGTCTCGAGAACTTGGAGTGGTTCCCCACTTATTGGCTTTAGGATTCCATGTAAGCAGCGTAGCCTTGCCATCTTTAATAGCTACTCGTGCACCTTTCTCACCCAATCCTTGCAAACCAGCAGCGCTTAAAGCGGCAGCCTGTTCTGCGGATTCAACATAAACAGTTTTTGCCGAAGTTGCTTTAGGGCCAAAGTCGCCTTCATGACCGGGATCATTGCGCTTTGCTTTTACGCGGGTTGTGCGACCTTCATTATCGAGCGTGTAAGTTGAACCCTTGGCCGTTTTAAAACCGTTAGGAGCAGGCACATCATCTGCACCAATGCGAACATTCAAGGGCTCCCCAGTCATGGCGTCCGTCAAGCGCCACTTGCCAGCAGGAATAATCACATCCCCGTCTGTGTAGATCGCAGCCTCACCCATAGCCTCGCGCTTTAGGCCAGGCACGGCGTCAGCCTCGACCTCGAATACTACGGAGTTGCGGGCGGATCGATCACCACCAGGAATACGGGTAGCGTAGTCGGTTGCCACCTGCCGCTGCACACCGAAGGAAACGCCAGACAGGCCAAAATTTTCACCGGGCCTGAGTGTCAGGTTTCCATTGCCATCGACAAAAGAGTCCACGTTATCAGGCGACACTCTGGTCCCATGATACACGGTCGGACCAATGGGCGCGTCAATGTCGTACTCAAAAGCGTTTGGCTTAGAGAGTTCCTCTTGCAGCAACTCATCGGCACTCTTGGCTCCCACGGGAACCTCATCAATCGTAACTCGAGCGCCTACTGCGTTAGTCTCGCTTGCAGATCGGAAGGAGGCAAACTGATAGCCCCCATTGGCATCGTACTTGCCAGTGTTGCCATCGACAACTTTGAAGCCCTTACCGCCCATGTCAAAAGACGACAGCGGAGAAATGTTATCGCCAACAGAAGCGGCCTCATCAAAGCGAGCAGCCAGCGAGTTAACCGCGTCCTGCTCCAAACCATCCAGCGGCACAGGCTGACGATTGCGTAGCGCGTGACCAATAGCCCCAGAGAAGAGGCCACCAAGCAGGATGCCAGCGCCAATGTTTACCGCTGTTTCTGCGCTCGTACTTGTTGGATCAAGCTCATGTCGAAGCACTTCTTGCCCAGTGTTGATTGCGCCAATAGCAGCACCGCCACGCAGTGCCGCTTTGACAAAGCCAATCCCCGCCAAGCCAGGAACAGGAATCAGGTTCACCGGGTCAACAAGGCCAGCAACAAAGCCAGACAGCAGGTTTGTACTCAGGTCGTATTCCGACAATCGATTGCGCGCCGCATTGTTCTCATCAATGTTGCGGGTAATTACGTCCGCTTCTTCAGCATTGCGGGCATAAGCATACTCTCGAGCGTACTTCTCGTAGCCACGAGGAATGTTGTCCAGCCCGTCAAAGGTCGCATCAATGCCAGCGCCTCGAGCATACAGCCGCTCTCCAAGGTCCTTGATCTGTCCATAGACGCCAAGCGCCATCTGGTTTTTGACGGCATCAAAAGTTTCGCCAAAGAATCCCCGTTCGGGCTCAGATGGTTGAGCCGGAAGAAGTGGCTGAGGCGAACGCTGACGGATTCCGGGAAGAGGAACTTCCATTTATTTCACCCACAATGGTTCGCGGTTTCTACGTTCAAAAGCAATCTTGTCTTTCTCGGCCTGAGTTAGAGGCTGAGATACAGGAGGCGTCAATGGCGCACCTCTAGTTCTTGCCTTCTCTTCACCACGCAAAGCTAGCGCAGCGCCAAGGTCGATAGGAAGCACAGGCAACATAAGCCTGCTCGGGTTGGTAGGATCGTAAACCTCAATTCGATATGCGCCTACGTCAGCAACGTCGTCATCTGCCGGGACAAACTTGATGTTACCACCTGGACCAACTGTGTGCTTCTTGCCACCGGGAGCGGCGGTCAGAAACGGCTTGCCCTGGATAGTAAGGTTGCTCACCAGATCGGCAAGCTTCTGGTTTGTAGCCACACGTGTAAGCACGGCAGGGCCAATTCCGTTTCTAAACACACTGCTTCTTGTGTACAGGGGAGCCACCTGTCCCAATGCAGCATCGAGCGCGGCCTCTGGATTGCCGGGATGAAGATCAAGGTTATCGACAAAAGCCTGATTCACTCGAGAGCGAATATTGGAAGGCACCGTCGAACCCTTAGGCAAGCCAAAGTAAGACGGAGCCTTGCTATCAAGGTCAACGTCAAAGCTCCTAGTCTTTGATGATCCGCGATTATAGGACCCTCGAGCCTCGTCAAACGTAAAGCCAGTAGATGTTCTAGTCTTGTCAAGCAGGGTTAGCACATCGGACGGAGGAGTGCCCATCTCTAGCGCCATAGTGGCACGACGGAACAAGGCGGCAGAACGCGAGTCCATCCTTGCCAGCATTAGATCGCCAACCGCAGCACCGTTCACACGGGCTTTGCTAACGCTGCTAAACAGATTGACCGCCGTCATCGGATCACTCGAACGGATACGATTATCCATCCATCCGACAACCTCTTTCGGCACATACTGTGTGTCGCCAATAAAAGCCAGCAACGCATCGCTTCCATTGGGCGCATTAAGCCCTTTGAACCCAATGGTTTTCATAAACTTTTGGCTTAGATAGGCTTGAGTTTTGGCGTCGTAGTTACCGGTGTAATCCCCGTTCTTTGCTTCAATAAGAGCGTTTTCAATCCGAGCAGTGCGCGCCTCTTCTCTTGCATCTCTACGCGCCTCAGCCGCTGCAGCGCGGGCTGCGGCTGCCTCTTGGGAAAGCTTTTGCCTGCGATCAGTGGCAATTCCGCGAACGATGCGCTTGGCAAAATCGCTCAACCCATAAAGCTTTTCAGTTGCAAAGATGGGAAGCTCTTTACGCAGGCTTCCCCCTGAGCTGACATTATCTAGCCGCTGTTCAACTATTTGCAGTTCATCACCGGAAAGGCCGAGGATAAAGGGAGTTGCCTCGTTAACAGTACGCATGCTGTTTGCGTTGTTAAGAGCTTCTGCAAGTTCAACCTTGGTATCTTCCTGCATTGATTCGCCAAGCCTCTTCCCAAGAGTGCCTGCATTTATTGCTGCATCAGTTAGGGTAGTTATTTGAGCTTGGTAATTAGCCACTTGAGCCACATCGCCCTTCTCGGATGCGGCAGCCATTAGCTTGACAAGCCGAGCATAGTCGTTGTTCAGGCCGGCAATCTGATCCTGCCGTGCGCGCTGGCCAGCCTCGCCGTAGACAGCGCGAGTGCGCTCCTGTCCTTCACGCCCAAGTGTTTGCTCAAGCATTGGGCGCACACGAGGATCGACAACCTCGAGCATACCCTCAAGAGTGCCTTGAACAAATGCGCGATACGATTCGGCGTCTAGCTTCTTGCCATTCTCGCCTTTACGCATTGCCTCAATTTCGGCATCAAGCTTTGACTGGAAGTCGAGCGAGACGTTGGAAACGTAACGAGCTTGAGCTACTTCGTCAAATGCCTGCTGATACAGTAAGCCTGCACCTTCGGGCGTATTGATAGGAAGTGCACGACCCTTTTCGTCACGCACAATCTCCACCTTGCCCGCATCAGCCTGCGCTTGCTTTACAGCCTTTGCGCGTAGTGCAGGTTGAGCAGCCTCAAATATCTGACCAGCCGCACGAGAGATTGACGGACCAACGTCAGCAATCTGTGGAGCATTACCAGACAGAAGGCTTCCAGGGCTCGAGATACCAATGCGACGACGAAAAGGTTCAATGGCCACTAATTAGCCTCCGATTGGTCTAGGTGTTTTAGCTGCTGTTGGCGTCTTGGTTTGGTTATATGCTGATCCAATTTGAGCAATGTCACCGGCAAAGCCAGCCACCGCACCGATCTTCTGCATACTAGCATTGTAGCCAGCCACATCACGCGAGAATCGATTAACACGAATCTGCGAAGCAAGGCGACTCTGCGTAGTGACATCGCCCATACGGATAGCGCCAATGTCTAGGCGAAGTGCGCGTTCCTCGGCAGGCATAACGCCTTGCAGGAAGCTGATGTTTTCACGCACACCCGAAGCTGCTAGTGCCGCAGCATTGGTAGCTCTTTGCCTACGGAAATCACCAAGGCGCTGAATCTCAGCCTCCTGCGCCTGCAGGCGAGCAAACTCACGTTCTTCATTCAGTTGCTTACGCTGCTCATCGAGGATCGTTTGCTGCGCCCGCTTGTTAGCATTGGCCGCGCCAATCGAAGCTGCAGTGCCAACGCCCTTAGCAACAAGAGATGCCGCTGCAACAACGGCTGCCGAGACACACATTAGAAAGACACCTCCATGTTCATCCCCAGCACCCTCAGGGGCAGTGGCTCGTCCTGATTGATCGTAACCTTTGCCTCCCTGTTGTAGCCCAGCAAGAAGAACTCCTTGATCCCAGTAAAGCGCGCAGGCGCAATAGACAGATCGTCCGTCACCTGCCGCAGTAACAATCGGTTGCCCGACACAACACAGGACAGTGTGCTGTTCAGGCCCACCAGAACGCGGTTGATCCGCTTCGGCATACCCAACAGAGAACCAGTGGGAAGCTGCAAGTGCACGGGCAGGGTGGTAATCTCCACCGGATAGCTAAAGCCCGCAGTCAGGGTTGTTACCGGATCGGGCAGGGTAATCACACCAGAGCCGTTGGCCGTGAACGTGCCAAGGTACATGTCGTTCGTAACAACATGGACCACCTTACTGGCATAGTAGGAGCCTAGCGTCCAAGTCGCACTAGATGCACCAGTCAGAGTGATCGCGCTGTCGAGCGTCAATGCCTCAGCATCAGAGAAGCGCTCGAGCGTGTAGGTCGAATTGCGCTGCACAACGACAAAGATCAATTCGCCCAGAGTGCATACCGAACGAAACAAGTTGCTTGTGCTGTCGCCCAAGTCCCACGTTGTCCAGCCTGCCACGTTCTCGGAGCGCGCAGAGTTGAACACCGCCATCGTGCCGTCAGTGTTTACCAGCAGGGCATACTGCTCACCGCGCACCGTTGATCCAAATAGCACCGCCATGTCAATCGGACTGTTAATCAGGTGGCTCGAAAGCAGGCTAATGTCCGTCGAGGCATAGCCATTCACGCCATCGTTATAGACATACTCACGCACGGACTTGCCAGACCCCTGCACAAACAGAGTCGCGCCATCAAAGGGCAAAGGCGTCACGTCACTTGAGCCAAAAGGCGTCTGCCTAGCCACGCGGATAGTCAGGGGAGTAACTGCCTGATTGCTCGAGCGAGGCACAAAGAACTCACCGCTTGCTGTAAAGATTTGCAAGTCACGGTTCGAGACGATGTGCTTGACGTTCGAGATGTCCTCACTGCCAATGGTGATCTGGATGCTCTCGTTGTCGAGCCCCTCGCCAACATTGAAGTTGAAAAACTCGCCAATCTTGGAAGCCCACAAACCATCAGGAATTGCACTGCTACCGCCAAACCAGAGACGGTTCTCATGGAAGGCAACCGCACCAGGATAGCCATTGGCTGGCGAGAACGCCTGCTCAGACCAGTCACGCGTTGCAGTCGTGCTGCTCGTGTACTTGACCGAAGGCCCGCCGCCATCTTCTGACACGTTTGCATTGTGTCCAGTCGCGTAACTATAGCGATTGTCATCAATCACAGTGATTGAAAAAGTGCCGTTGATTTGAGCAAAACTAATTCCAGCAAAGCCGTTAGCATTGCTAATCGTCACGCTCTGGCCAGTGGCAAAACCATGCAGTGCATGTGTAACTTCAACTACGTCGCTAGTGTGCGTAGTACGCAATGGATTAATATCAAGAGAGCCCTCGAGCTTGCCCTTGATGTTGCCCACCAATGTTGTGCTGTTGGTGAACGCGGTAATCAGAATCTCAACGTCCTTCCAACGGACGATGGTTCCAACATAGCTAGACGTGAATACGCCAGCAGACGCAGTGATAGTTACGCCAGTGCCAGTCGTCGCACTTACGCTGATCGTCACGATGTCAGCAGCAAACTTGTAGTAGGGCTGGTATATGCTGTTGGCGTCGAGGCTGGTGTCGAACGCAAACGTGCTGATGGTAAAGCTGCTTGCGCCTGTGCGACGGATTACCCTCGGAGCCCACGAAGGATGGCAAACGATCATCACGTCAGCAGCCTGAGTGTAGCTGATCTGGCGAAGCTGTGCGCCGGTCCAGGGCACACCACTCGTGATGGACGTAAGCAGGGTGCCCGTCGTGTTGAACACATCGAGCCGACCATTGCTCAACGCAAAGACGTAGCGCTCAGTAGAGGAGAACTCGAAAGGCAGGAGTCGGCTATCGCCAAGCAGAGTCGCAACGTAACGGGTGCCCGCCCTACGGCTAACGCCGCCAGTGTTCAGCATAGAGACGTTACGCAGGCGCGCTGCACCATTCTGGTATGCGCCAGTGTCCACACGCATACGCAGCAGGGGATCAACCTCCCCAGATGAGAAGTTGGTCTGGACCTGCTTAATGGTGGGCATTAGCGAATTGTCCTACGCGCTTTGTCAAACCGGCTCAGATCGAACCTGCGTGATGTCTGCGCTGTGCTATCAATATGACGGGCAAGCGCCATCTGACGCAAGGCTTTCTTCTCCATGAAGTCAGCCGTGTTAATCTGGTTGGCTACCGAATAGGCAAAGATCGAGGCCAGTTGCAGCTCGATCAGCGTCACAAAGTAAGGCGGCCAAAGATCCTCATCTGCACGGAACGTGTAGTCAGCCACCACCACATCATCAGCCACCGCATCGCAGTAGACGAGATTCTGATAGCGGTCGTACTCAATTACGTTGTCGTTAACGGTCACGTCATGCAGCAGCAGCAGATCGGCTGGCAGGTTATACGCTGCATCCCACTTTGATTCAGGCTCTTCCACACGGCGAGAAAGCTGCGCCTGGCCAGAGGCAAAACGCCAGCGGTGGCGAGACATTAGATCGCGCACCGTATCTTCGTAGAGATTGGCAGCTACCGTGCTCTCAGTGGTGCCATCAGCAAAAGAAGTAATCGGCGCTGCACCGATCAGCACAAGAGCGCGGGAGCAAATGTCGATGTCGGTAACTGCCACAGTGCGCTCCTAGAGAAAAGGCCAGCCCTGCACAAGACAAGGCTGGCCCGGGAAAGGTCAAGGGGAGGACCTCTCCCTGTTGCTTACGAGGTGGTGACACCTTCCAAAGCGGTCGTCGTAACGGTCGCCGCGCCAGTCGCACTCGTAACGCAAACTACGTCAATTGTACGGGTGCCGCCGGTCGAACCCACGCACAGAATGACATCATTCTGCTTAAGGTTGTCCGTCACCGTGTTGAAGTAACCCGAGGCCACAATCGTAGCGATTGCGTCCGTGTTCGAGTAGATGTGCAAGGACGGTTCAGCGCCGGCCAGCTTGATCAAAGTTGCGGGAGTAAAAGGCATGTTAGCTGCTCCTTAAACGTCGTAGGTCTGGACTTCGTAGGCACCGAACGCGTCGATCAGCACCGCACCCTGCGACATCATCGAGGTCGCCAAGTGAGCCGCCTTCTCAGGCACGTAGTTCATTTCCGTCTGGACTTCCGAACCAGCGGCCATGCCAATCGCAGAGCGGTGATAAGCGAAGTTCTTACGGATGTTCGACGTGATCGGCAGACCAGAGAACGTCATCCACATGAAGCCCATCCAGCGCTTGGCAACCATGCCGCCCTTGTACGGCAGTTCATCGGGGCCAACGAAGTCAGCACTCGAGAAAGCCGTGATGCCCAGCAGGTCGGTCCATGCGCCCGGAGAAACCACAAAGTAGCGTTCGCCATCGTCCGGCACATCGTTGTTGCCGAAGTAGTCAAACACCGTGTTGATCTTGGTCTGCGTCAGCAGAGCAGTACCACCTTCGGTGATCGTATTGCTGGTCGAATCCAAAGCGGTGACAATCAGGTCGTCGCTCTTACGGCCCATCGCAGCAGCGGCAGACTGCGTAACCACCATGCGCTCGTCATGATTGATCTTCAGCTCGTCCAGCTTGTCGATGTAATCGGCAGCATAGTAGTCAACCAGCGTGCACTCAACCGGAGTGTGATCGATGGTCATCACCGGCACGTTACCGTGACGCGACTTCGTACTTGCCGTGCCCTTGCCAACCTTCTGGAAGGCCGTGCTCGAACCACGGACGTTACCCTTGAAGCGAATGGTGTTGCGAAGCTTGGAGCCCATGCGCTGATACGCCATGTGCACTTCGCTCTCGAACTGCTTCACAAAGGCGTCGTTAATATCAATTGCCATTGTCGATCCTTTCAATCAGGCTTGCGAAAAACTGGTTGTTGCCGGTTATCCGCAAACGTTGCGAAAGGAGTTATCCTGGCGGGCTCCATAGCTAGACCTTGCGGGCCTGCTTGTGGTGTCTTTCAAACAGACTTGTCCAGCAATGGACTAATTGTCTTGGAGTAAAGCGCGCCACTATCGGCGTAACCCATGCGCAACAGGAACCTGCCAGCTACATCGCCATTGATCCCGGTCGTTACACCGATTCGGATTCGCTTCGACTCTACCATCTCCGACCACGCCTCGAGCAAAGTCAGCATCCTGATGGCTGCCGACGTGCCACGAAAACCGGGCATGACATAGAAGGCCAAGTCCTCTGTAAACCGATCAGGGCCAAAGAAGGTTTCAATAGCGGCGGCCACAAGAAACCCGATCACTCGAGTCTCCCCGTTCACCTCTGTCTCTGCCACAATGGCGCACCAGTGGCGCTCGGAAAGGCAGGCCCAAGCTAAACGCTCGAGCTTGCCCTCGTCGAATTGGAAGTCTGCATACTCTGGCGCTTCACGGTGCATTACGCTGCCAAGCGTAATCATAGCGGGGATGTCCCGCTCCTCCATAAAGCGGACGAGCATTAGCTATAGCTCTTGGCGAAGAACTCTTCTACCTGCCGAACAAAGGCAGGGTCACGGTCGGATGGATGCCAGTAACGGCGATCCTGCATCATGTTCTGAATGTCAGCGCGGGTAAGCTCTGGTTTCTTCTCGAACATGCTGTTGTCAACAATGCCCGTGCCCTTGAGCGCAGACATTACCTTCTCCATTGCAGCCACGCCAGCAGCCGTAGTGCAGGCGGCAGAGATTGCACTCTGCTCTTCCTCATTGAAGTAGTTGCCAGCCCACAACTGCACCGCTTCAATACGGGCAGTCGCGCTCTCGCCTAGCTTCTGGAACTCTCGCTGATAGCCTTCCTCAATCTCTTTTACCTGCAATTCAGCGTAGGTGCTGATTGCAGTCTCAAACTGTTCCTGATTGTAGCCCTGCTCGTGGGCAAACTGCCGCCACCACTGGACAACACCGGATGCCTCAAGCTGCTCCTGGTCCAGCTTCTCATGTTCGGGTAGCTTGTAAGCAGTCGGTGTCTCAGGCCGTGCAGCCAGTCGCTCCGCACTTAGCTCTTCGACAAGCTTCTCACGCAGGGTGCCCCGCATCTTCTCGAGCTCACCGTAGGATTGAGCCAGCTTATCGTAGGCAGGCTTACCCTCTACCCAAAACTTCTCAGGCAACCAGTCAGGCCGAGACTCCTCAACGGGCGCTGCGCTTTCAATTGGTGTGCCACCAGTGTCGCCGCCATTACCTTCGATCATGTCAGTCACTTTGCTTCCCCTTGTTCACGCGCTGCTCAATGATCGCCACGAGGTAGCGCATACCCTCACGGTGACGTAGCTCATCTGATGAAATATGCGGGCCAGCTACGGCTTCAATCGTAATCGAACGCAGATACGCCAAGAACTCCTGCCCTCCCTTACTACGGAAGGTAGCAGCAGCCAGCTCATTCAGTTTGCGTTCGTCCGCTGGGAGTCGGACTAGCCCATCAGGCCCCAGTAATTTGGCTTGTGTCGATGCCATTTTGCCCCATTTGCGCTATCTGACCAGCAAGTTGTTCCCGTTCCGCCTCATCGCGGATCAGTCTCTCCGGCACACCAAACTTGGCAGCCAGATACTTGGTAGTCTCGTCGCCCTTTACATACAGGTTGACCATCTGAGGACCAAAGCGGCCCTGCACCATCTCAAGGAAACGGTTGATGGCATTAATATCCTCGAACGCCTGTGCCTGAGCAAGCGGGCTGGTCGAGCGCACCTTCACTTCGCGGCCATTGATAACCGGAATACTAATGCGCCCCTGCTTCTTGAGGATGTAGACCACCCTGCGAAGCACAGGGTTCACAAACTCAGCCTGCAAACGGCCAAAGGCGCTGCCAATCTGCCGCGACAGATCAGCCATACGCTGCGCCACCTCGGTTGCAGACATCGGCGTTGTGTTCGGGTTGCCAAGCATCTCGTTGTAGAGAGCCTTCTTGATGTTGAGGCGCATGTCGGACAACACCAACTGAGCCACATCAAAGCTACCGGCACCACCAACAGCGCGAAGGCCAGAGCTACCAGGCGCAATTGGAATGATTGTCCCAGGCACAAGGCGAATCGTGGCTGGGTTCACCACGCCATCATCTTCTGCGGTGTAGATTCCAGAGATTGCCATCTGAGCGTTCTCGAGGATCATCTGCACAACAAGATTCGTGGTCTTAACGGCAGGCATGGCAGACAGCAGAGGGCCACGGCCCCACACTTCACCAGCAGCCTTCGACCAGCGGAAGGCCACATAGGGATTAGAGCCAATGCCCTTGTAGGTTTCCGTGAACAACATGTGATTCCGCGCTGGCAGGAACACGGCCAGCATGTTCACTTCCTCACCGGGAACCGACCAGTCACGATACACGCACTCAACTAGAGACTCAAAGTTGTCCACGCCGGTAGCCAACTCACGCTCGAGCTCGGCAGGCAGGACCGCCTTAGGGTAGGCAATCTTAATGTTTGACGTGCGGATCGAGCGTTCACGGAAGATCGTGTCCAGCTTGTCATCCGGCCCAACGTCGAGCGCCAACTGCGGCAGCGGCACAGCAGTAAACATGACAGGATTGAGGGCGTCACCCTCGTCAATCCTCATGCAGGCAGTGCCAAGCGCAATGTCGAGCAGCGTTTCGTTTGCCTCTTGGGCAAAGTTGCTGTTCTGGATTACCTCGAACACATACTCGGTGATAGCCTCGAGAGCCTCGTTCACCTCAGAGCGCTCGTCCTCTGCAATTTCGCTACCAGATACAAGCTCTGCCCACCGTGCATAGTTGGGAATCAGACCGGCCTGCAAGCGAGATGCAAACTCTTGCACACCCACCACAGCAGTCTCGTCAAAAATCTTGTCGGTGCGACTCTGGCCAGCAGCTTGGGCATAGAAGCTTTCGCGGCTGGGCAGCGCATACTCGTAGCACTCTTCGTATTCAGACACCCACGGCTCACGCAATTGCTTTGCCCGAGCGTATCGAGCTTGCAGCTTGCCAATCAATCCCGTGTTGGGAGTGACCGGAGCAACGGGAGTCGTGATCACCGGCATAGTTTGTTAGCCCAACATTGAACGGAGGAAACCCTGACCGCCACGGCGACCAGAGATAAGTGAGCGCATACCAGTGCCACGAGCACGAGAGACTGTCGACTCGAGGCGTTCATCCTTAGCCTCGGCCAAAGAACGGCGACGATCAGCAGCCAATGATTCACGCTGAATCTTGGCGTCCTGCTCCATTTGAAGCTCTTCGGCTGTCGGTGCCGGAGGCTTGGGGGTCTTAAAGCACATTCCAGAAGCTCCTTGCCAGCCTATTGGGTAAACTGGCCACGCCATAGCAATGGACTAAAAACTAGATCGGCGCACCGTAGGCTGTCTGCGGAACACATCGAACATCGCTCGAGCTACCACAGGCTTCGTATCTCCCCTGCCAGTAGTCAGCGTCCGAGATTCGCCACCACCGCACAGAGCGTATTGCAGCGCATCGTGAACGTGGCTGTACTTGTTCTTGTCGGGCTTGTCCTCATAGCGGCCACCACCAGAGACTTGCAGGCGTCGATACTGGTAGCCACCACGGAAGCCCTTGATAAGATTGACGCATCTCTGGTCAATCATAAAGCCAGGTTGGCCATCGACCATGCGATTAAGTGGATTGCTCACCGCCTCAATGCGCAAGGCTGGATCATTCGTCGGCGCAACGTAAGCCTTGAGCCCTGCCTGCCTGAGAATCTGGAACGGTGTGCGCTCGTCAGTTTGTGCGCGATAGTCGCCAGCCGGATCGCCGTAGATTACGAACTGTGCGCCGGGGAATCGCTGCGCCATCTCCATGCGGAGTATCTCAGCAAAGCGGACAATGCCCATGTCCTGAGCGACCAGCTCATGTAGGACATACCATCTGCCACGGACATTCTGACAAAACGCGGCAGCAGGTGTAAGACCAAAGTCGAGGCCAACCAAAATAGGAACGCCGGGTGTAGGAAGGATCGGCTCCTTGGAAATGTGCGCCACTTCATCGAACATCTGATAGATCGCTTTCCCATCAGTCAAACTTCCCAGTCTGTTCAGAACATAGACATCGATCCAGCTTTTGGTTTTGCCGGTGATGATGGACGGGTAATAGTTGGGCGTCAGGTTCTTGAGGTTCTCTGCCTTGGGATTCAGATGGTATCCAGTGACGGTGCCCTCTTGGTCCACCTTAGCCACCATACCACCAGGCTGAGTAAAGAAGGCCCAGGTGTCTGGCTTGATGAGCATCAGGGATTCTTCCCTGCCAACATGGTCAGGGATGGGGGCCTCGCCTGCCATGATCGGCCACCAGTGATCTTCGTCAGGCGCGTTGGTATCGGCAATAACGCCATACCAAGTGGGCCCGCCGTCCTTCATCGAGGGGAAGCGGCCAACACGCATGGTGCAGGCGTCAACAATCTGCTTGGGCACTTCGCGCGCTTCGTTGATCCACACTCCGGTAAGCTCGAGCGAGAGCAGCTTCTTCACGTCCTCCGGCCTATCGAGGGCCAAGAAGATCACCTCCATATCAAGATCGCCCTTCTTGATGTGGTGGGTATATGGCGGCGGATGCCAGAGCATCTTGCCCCAGATGTTCTCGGGGAACCAGTCAAGCCAAGTCTTGATTGTCGTCGTGCGCAACTGCGGGTTGGTGTTACGCACCACAGCCCATCGTGTGCGGCGTATGCCCTGCTCATTAGGTTCCTGAGCAAGGGCTCGGCGGAACATCTCAATGGCACAGCAGGCCGACTTGCCACTTCCTACCGGACCACGCAGGCCACGGAAGAAGTGGTCGTCCTTCATGAAAGCCTTAAGGGTGTCACCACCCGGCTTGTATTTTAAACTCACGCAACAAG